GAATTATAGCAGTTGTTATAAGCATACCACGAATAAAACTAATTTTTAAAACTAAATAAAATGACAAAAATAGCAATCATAGGAAGTGGCTCTGAAGGTCTTGAAATAGCAAGAATGTTAGTAGAAACAGCGAAAGACAGAAATATTGAAATAGTAGTTTCAAATATAGGCTTTAACAATCCTTTTGAAAGAGAGCCATTAAAAATAACTGCTAATGAAACATTGCCAGAACTAACTAATCTTTATGATAAAAACGGAAAGTTATTTGAATTACCAAAATCTAAATACCATAAGTAGCTAAATGGTTGCTTATAACTGCTATATGTAATTTTCGTATCTTAGATGCTATAAACTAAATACATAACGCTATGAACATCGGAAAGTATGTGGAATTGTATTCCGAAGATTTGAGACTTAAAAATTATGCTTACAATACGATTTTAAATTACTGAAGTCAGCTAAAGTTGTTCCTGGAGTATTTTAATAAAGTAGCAACCAAACCCTCTGAAATTTCAGAGAGACAGATAAAAGAATGGCTATTGTTAGCCAAATCAATTAACGGCAGTAAGCATCGACTTTCGGCCGTTAAGCTGTTTTATAAATATACCGGAAAGCAGCCGCTTAAATTTAAAAATATAGAATATCCACGCTCAGAAAAGAAACTCCCTAAAATCATAGAAAAGGAGTTTTTGCTGGATCAATTAAGCAAAATCCAGAATAGTAAACACAGAGCACTGCTCACCATGACCTACTCCACCGGAATGCGCGTCTCTGAGGTGATCAATCTTTTAATCTCTGACATTGACAGCCGCCGCATGATAATATTTATTAGGAATGCCAAAGGCCACAAAGACCGCATTGTTCCACTGTCTCAGAAAGTGCTGGAGCTGATCCGGATTTACTTTCTGGAGTATAAGCCAAAGGAGTATCTATTCAATGGCCAATTCTCAAACCAATACAGCGAAACCTCCTGCAATCAATTAGTCAAAAAATACATTGGCAAAGAATACCACATGCACCTACTCAGACATTCAAACGCGACCGCTTTACTCGAAGCCGGAACAGATCTCAGATACATACAGAAACACCTGGGACATGCCAATGTGAAAACCACAGAGGTATATTGTCACGTTTCTACGGCGGCCTTATCAAAACTTAATTTGCCAATCTAAAAAAACAATTCAACTTTTTTTTCAAATACCTGACACTTGTATATACAAATGTTAAAAAAACCACTCGATAGAGTGGTTTTTTTGTTCCGTTTTGTCCAAACCCCCGCACCCCCATGAAATTTAAAAAATTTTCAAAATTTTTTTTTTGCGTAAAAAAGAGAGAATAAAATGTCCACAATGTCCACAAGGTTATAGTACTACTTATAATACTATATATATACTTAATAATCAAGTAGTTATATATGTGGAACTTTCTGAAATTCTGTGGACTTTTTGTGGACATTGTGGACATTTTTTTTATAGTTCCACAAAAAGGAACTATTTGTCCACAAGTTCCACAGCTTTTTTAAGGCTAACTATTTGAAAGTCAGTTTTGTGGAATTGTGGAACTATTTTTTATAAAAACATATACATTTATGATTATATATATTATTTTTTGATTTTTTGGGTCTTTTTTTCGTATTTTTACTTAACTCCTAACTTTTTATCATGATCTCAATTTCTATTCCTGTCAAAAAACACGTAAAAAAGTATCTGATTAAGAAATATGGAGCGACGCATACCATTTCTAAAAAAACATTTTTGGGTTTATTGGTTTTGGAATTGATTTCTGATAAAGTAGAGCCAATGGACCGCCAATTTTTAGAAATTGAAAAGTACGAAATGCAAATACCGGAGCTTTATTTTAATAAAAAAGGCTTTTATATCGATAAAAACAAAAAAAGGCTGCTAGGAATATGCTTGGAGAAGTTGTTCCTGGAGGACTTTTATTCTTTTGTAGATATGGAGCTGGCAAAAGGAACCGGAAATGCCTGGAAAAGCGTTCGCTTGTTTCTTTCAATCCATAAAATATCAGAAAACGATTTGAAGCTCGAAAGTATGTATAGAAGTTACCAGAGATACTCAGGAGAGAATATAAAATCGAAAAAAAACACGCTAATAGCGGATTAATAGTTTAAAAATAGGCGCGCGCCTTGGTACGAAAGGCGGCAAAATACGACAGTTTAATAATAATAAAATCAACTAATTATGACTTTTTCTTGTGATGAAAAATTACCCGGTTTTGCCGTTCTCGATTTTTATTTAATTGATGAGACAGCAGAATGGCCTTTTGTTTTGACAGACGTAAATTCGGCCCAGATTACACTTTCTCCTTATGTCAATAATGTGGAGGCCGATATTGAGCCAGACAGTATCTCTGTGACTGTAAACGAAAAACAATCGGCAGAGGGAAGTGTGCAACAAATTTCAATTTCTTTTCGAATGATCACTCGCAGCGAAGCCCTGGAACAATTACTGGAGCAATACGCAAATAAGCCAGGGATTGCCATTGGTAAACTGAATAATGAATTTCAAAAAATGTACGGAACTAACCTGGAGCCTCTTTATTTGAATTATGAAGTAAATGACGGATCAAAAATTGATGGTCCAGCCTATACCGAAGTAGTGATAAAAGGCAGCACACGCAAACGTCCGGTGTATTACACCCCATAAATAGGCTGTCCTATTTAAAGTTGCTGAATTAATGAAAATTTGTATTGTCGATATTGACAATACAAATTTTTTTTGATTTGAATAAAAATCTTCACACCCTTTTATCAGGCCCGCTTTACATTGATTCAATGTATGCGGCTTCTTGCGTTCCGGCTGTTTTCAAATCATTGACTGATGTAAACAGTGTCTCTCTGACAACTGCGGAGTTGATGGTGAACGCGCAAATCAGCCACGAAAACCCAAAGATTCAATCGAATGCTAATAAGGTGGTAATTGTCGATTTTAATCAGCCAGTGGTCAAATATGATTATTCTGGATGGTTAGGCACTCAATCTTATATGGCTATTTTAAAACAATTAGCTGCAGACGAAAGTGTTGCTGGAGTTGTTTTGAAAATTGACAGCGGAGGCGGTCAGGTTTATGGGACCGGCGAAATGTATGATTTCATTAAAAACTACTCCAAGCCTATTGTGGCTTTCACTCACGGTTATATGTGTTCTGGTGCTTACTACATCGCGGCTCCTACAAATAAAATCATTGCCAACAAAAGAGCAGACGCCATTGGTTCCATTGGTGCCTATGCTACTATTGTTGACACGAATGGCATTTATGAGCATTTTGGTGCAAAAGTGCATTCTATTTATGCGACGAAATCAACTGCAAAAAATTCTGATTACAATGAAGTAGTCGAAAACTCAAACTACACACCATACATCACAAACACACTCGATCCTATTGTTGAGACTTTTATCGCTGATATGAAAGCGGCGCGTCCACAATTGAAAGAGGAAGTTTTTAACGGCGGCACCTGGAACGGTGAGCAATCCGTTGCTATGGGTTTAGTAGATCAGACTGGGACAATCGAGGACGCTATCAATGCGATTTTTGATTTGTCATTACAGAATAGTACAAACATTAAAATCACAAATATGAATACTAAACAATTGCCGAGCGTGCAATCTGTTTTGGGTTTAGATGCTCCCCTGGCCTACACTGAGGAAAAAGGGACTTATTTAAACTCGGAGCAATTGGATGCGCTAGAAAACAGTATCAGCAGCCTGACTGCAACCAACGTCAGCATTACTGAGGAATTGGCAACAGCCAAAGCAAACACGGAATTAAACGAACAATTAACGGCCTCGGCTGGTGTTGTTGCGAGTATGGAGGTTTCAATTGATGCGATGCTTACAGCTGCAGGATTAGAAATCGCGGGAACAATCGCGGAGAAAACAACTGCTTTGTCTGCTAAAGTTTCAGAGATGGGATTGAAGGACGCATCGGCTCACACTTCTTTGAAGATTGACGCTGATAGCACATTTGTAGACAGTAAAATGGTGGGTGGAGTTGACGTTTCAGGAGCATTAAACAATTAATTAAACAAAAACAAATCATATGTCAATAGTAAAAACTGATTTAGTTGCCGCATTTGGTGATTATTACTTAAATGAAGGTCAGAACCTGGACCGCTTAAAGTCGGCAATTCGCCAGCCTGCAGTGACTCCTTCTTATGCCAAACCAATCATTTCTGAAAGCGATGTATATCGTTCTGCAAATGTGGTTCTTGGCGAAATTGTTCAATCTTTCCAGAAAGGATTCACTTTAAAAGGTGATGTTACTTTCGTTCCAAACGAAATTCGTTTGAGAAATGCAAAAATCGACATGGCGCTCTATCCAGATGACGTCAAAGCTTCATGGTTGGGTTTCCTTGGTTCTTTAACTGTACAAGAGAGAGCGAGCTGGCCAATAATCCGTTATGTGTTAGAGAATGAAGTGGCGCCACAAATCGCACACGACATGGAAACTAAAGCGTATTGGGGTGGTGCTTATGTAGCTCCAACAGCTGGAACTGCTGGAACTGCTTCAGGAACAATCGACGGACTTAAAAAATTGATTGATGACGGACTTACGGCAACAACTATCAACGCGGTGGCATTGTCTGCGGCTCCAGTGGCTGCAAATATGTTTGAAATCGTTGAGGAATTTGTTGACGGTGTTATGGCTGATAATACTGCTTTAAGCGGTGTTAAAATGCGTTTGTTTATGGACCCAAAATTCTTGAGAGATTATTTCAGAGACAAAAGAAACACGCACGGAGCTGACGCGAATTACAACACTTCAGGAATGAACATTGTTGATTTTACTGAAAATGTAGAATTAGTAGGTTTGCCTTCAATGGCTGGATCTGGTTACTTGTTCGCAACTCCGGTTGACAACTTTTTGCACATTCGTAAAGTAAACGGAATGCAAGACCCTAAGGTTGAGGAAAGCAAAAGAGAGGTTTCTTTGATGCTAGACTGGTACGAGGGAATTGGTTTTGCTTACAATGAATTAGTATATGCTTACAAAAAAGTAACTGTATAGTCTAATGGAAAAAGCTAAAAAAAATACAACCGTAGCTAATGAGGCTGCGGTTGTTTCTAAAGAAGCAATTGTTGCAGTCGAAGTGATTGCAGCGGAAGAAGTAAACGCGGTGTCCTTAATTCCTTCAGGGGTTTTTGTGGCCGAAAGCGGAGACGAGTATGGGTTTACTGTTAGTAAATTCAGTTTTAAAGGGAAAAGATACACCATTGACGAGGCTCTGAAAAGTACCGAAGTTTTGGAGTTGTTGGTTTCCTTAAATTCATTCATTTTAAAACAAATATAAAATGGCTATATCATTAGTTGACATTGGGAGCGTAAGCTGCGAACCAGTATCAGGATTAGTAAATAAAATATACTATGCTTTGCGTAGTGATTTTACAACTGTAAACGATCCTAAAAGAATATGCAGCAGCGATGCTGCTCAAGTGGCAGCAACATTTTCTGAATTAGCAGAAATTGCAACTGCACACGTATTCAAAAGCGGAAAGAAATTCTTTGCAATCGATTTTGTAACTGAAACAGGAACGATCAAATCAACACAAATCGGAGAAATAGGCAGAGGGTTGTTTCAAAACGAATTAGTGATTGAGATTGCAGGATCAGGATCAGATGTATTAGGTTTTTGCCGTTGGGTAAAAAATCAGCAATTAGTTGTTTTATCTGAGGAGTTTGGAACTGGTAATGTGAGACAATTGGGTTCTGCTCGTTTGTCAGCTACTGTAAAAGTGGAGCACAATATCGAACCAACTTTGGAAGGTAAAAACGCGGCAACAATCACCTTTACAGATAAAAACTTCGGACCTTCCCCAGTTTATAAAGGAGCGATTCAACAAATTGCACAGGTTTAGGCTTTTTTTCTTTTTTATAGTTTTTTTGGTTATTAGGAAAGGCGCTCTCAGTTTGGGAGCGCTTTTTTTGTCCTATATATTGCGTTTTACACTTGCCATATTTGTACTATGGAAATAATACAGGATTGGATGGATGGAGGTTGTGATTATACTTTTGGAGTTGCTATTTACGGCGATTTGCCAAAGTACAATCGCAATTTATTACTAATGTTCAATAAGAAAGAGAACAATATCAATAAAGCAAAACTGCTGCATGAGTTGACAAAGGTTTTGGCTGCTCCGGTGGTTATCGCTTCCGCAAAAGTGGACCAGATTACTCCAAGGACTTCACCGGTGGAAAAATCCATTTTAGTGGCCGAAAACAAACAGGCTTTGTTTTTTCACCAATTACCATCTGAACTACGGCCGGTATTATTAGAGGCAAACCAACTATTTAAAGAAAATTGTTATTTGAAAGTAGAGCTGAACGAATTGCCGCAGCATGCAGAGAAAGCCGCCATTGTTTTACAAATGCAAATACACCGCAATTTTGAGCGAAACGAACTCTGCTGGCAAAAAATTGATTATTACCTGGAACACAGAGTAATTCCCACGGCGGCCAAATCTAAATTTGAGGGCCACTCCCCTGCTGGATTGCTTAGAACACAACAGCTGCTTTATGCCTCGATTTCAAAACTGAACTCCAGACTTAAATCCAATAACGAAAAATTAGGCTTTGCGGTTTATGTGGCTGACAAATCAAAGATTGAGCGCATGATTATGAAGCAGGAGCAGAACCTTCTGAAACAAAACGAAAAATTAATTGAGATAACACAGATAATAGATGGCCGCTAAAAAAAGAGCTATGCTCGTACAACGTGGAGACACTATATTCGATAAAATACAGGCTTACTACATTGACCCTGAGAATTACCCCTTGAGCGATTCACATGAGGCAATTCGCGTGCGTTGGACTTTGGTTGTCAATTTGCAGTTAAAGGCATATAGCAAAATTAAAATAGCCTCGATGTTAGTTCGTGACTATGGAGTTTGTCAGGCCCAGGCTTATATTGATATTCGTAATGCTGGGAATATGTTTGCCAATGTTTTCACTACAGATGAAAAGGTTTTCAAAGTAATGTGGGTCGAATGGGCCACTGATTACTTAAAGCGCGCCAAACAAAACAAAGACCTTAAAAGCGAGGGCAAAGCCTTGGATTTATTGGCGAAATATGGTATTAAGATTGACGATGCAATGGAATTTAATATTGATAAATTCGAGAATAAAGACCTGCAAATTAATATCAGCAAACAATTACAGAACAAATTGCTTTCTATTGTCAACGGTGGGGTTGTTGATTTCAATAATGTCGATGTGACCGATATTGCACATGAGGAAATTAAACCGGAACCAGATGAGTAGTATTAAACAAATAGACCTAACCATTCCTCAATTGGCAGCGGTTATGTCTCCACAAAAAAACAAATATTTGGAGTGGGCACGTGGCGCAGGCAAAACGACAATTATAGCTTATTTCATTTATAAAATGGTTAGGGAAATGCCGCGCGCCACCTTTGCGCTCGTTGGTGCCACTTATTCCCAAATTTTAAGCAGAACACTTCCCTCTACTATTGAGGGCCTCGAAATGTTTAACCTGCACCAAGACATTGATTATGTTGTTGGCCGTTCCGGTAAAAAGCTGGGGTATGAGATGCCTTTCCAGCCACCAAATCAATGGAATAATATTATACATTTTCCAAACGGCGCCTGCTTTCAAATGGTTTCTCTGGACAATCCCAACTCAGGGAGGGGTTTAAACTCCTATGCAGAGGTTGGCGATGAGGCCGCGCTGTTTGATCCTGAGAAACTGTTCACCAACGTAAAGACAACGAACCGATCCAAGAAGGAAATCTTTAAAAAGTGTTCTCTTTTGGGATCAGAGACTTATGTTTCCTCGACTCCTATCACCAAGCGCGGCAAGTGGTTCACTGATATGGAACTATTGGCCAAACAAAAGCCGCAGGAGTATATGTTTTCCAAGGCCTCGGCAAAGTCAAACCCTCACCTGAGAGCGGATTGGTTTGGTAAGATGAAGGACCAATCACCGTCTCAAATGCTATATGAGGCCGAGATTCTGAACATTAGACCAAAGGAAATAGTGGACGGATTTTATGCTCAAATGATACCCGCCAAACATTACTACACGGATTACAACAACAGCTATCTGGAGACCCTTGGAGTAGTGGCAAAGCAGGAGCATTTCAATTGCCACCAAGACAATGACATTAAACGAAATGAACCGCTGATCATATCGCTGGACTTTGGTGTGTTCAATTGTTGCGTTGTATCTCAGCAGCAAGACAATGAATACAGAGTATTGAAGTCCATTTGGACCAAGTCTCCGAAGCTCCTCGACGATCTATTCATTGAGCAGTTCATTCCCTACTATGCACCACACCTGGAGAAAACTATATACTTATACGGCGGTCATGACGGGAACAACCGCCTGCCGAACAGCTCCAAGACTTTATTCGAGCAGGTCACTGACATACTATCCCAACACGGCTGGACTGTTTACCTGATGACCAGGGGCGCGGCGGCCACTCACTTCGATAAGTATTTGTTAATCAATTCAATGTTAAAGGAACACCAACAGCGGTTGCCTTGCATACGGATCAACGAACACAACAACCCCGACCTGGTGATTGCATTGGAGCGCGCCGAAGCAAAGGAAGGATTGACCGGCGCCGTGGAGAAAGACAAGAAGGACGAGCGAAACAAATTGTTTCCGCAGCAACACGCCACTCACCTCACTGACGCCTTTGACATTCCAATCGTTACCATGTACAACGAAACCTTTAAAGGAACCAACGCGCTGCTCTCTGAGTCGGTGATCCGCTCCGTTTAATCCGATCCTTTTCATATACCCTGCATTTTAGCAAATGGAAAGTGAAAAAATTTATAGGGACAGGAGAGATTTCGCGTCAAACATTAAAAACAAAAAGGGGTTTAAAATCGTTAAAATACTTACTTTCAAAACGTTATAATTAAATTTAATGGAATGGCACCGCTTAAAACGGTGCTTTTTCGTTTAAATCTGCTGTCCTATTTTGCCTATGCTGTTTTATTGAAATTTACACTATGGAAAACAGTTCAATATCAATAAAAGAGGCTTTGTCAGTAATGGCAAAAAAAGACGACTTAGGCCGTTTACTTCCTTTTGATCTGACTTATAGAACATTCAACGCCACCTCCAAAAAAGGAGGCAAACTCAAAACCTATTTTGGCTCCAGATTGCTTTTGGAAGCCAATCCAAACCGCATAACAAAAGACACCGCAGACAATATTCTCGACGCGGTTGTTGCTGTTAAGAATGCGGCCCACTTTAAAAACAGAACTCGAAACATAGAATTATCGGACGGCAGCGTGGCGAAAATTCGCATTGACTTTATGATTGCAATCAATTCTAAAAAAATAATTTACTAATGGCGAAATCTGAATTTTTAGGCACACATATAGCGGTTGCCGAATATAAAGGCCAGGGTGCCTTGGTTACTTTCAAAAATTCAATTGATAAAATGGACGGTACGGTTACGGCCGTAAAAGTCGAAGTGAAGGACAAACAGGGCGCGGTTGCCTCCTGGGGCAAGGCGAACGACTATCCGCAGCAGGTTATCAAAGAAGTAAGGAAAAATGGCGCAGCGTCATCGTCTTTGCGTTTTTTACGAAAAGCACACTATGGTAATGGTTTGGTTTTGGTGCGAAATGAGGTAGACGATAATGGCAAGAAAGCGCCGAAAATGGTTCCTTTCTCTGAAGTTCCAGAAATTGCAGCCTTTTTTAAAAAATCACAAATGGATAGATTCTGGAAAGAGATAATTACAGACCTTGAATGGTTCTCGATTGCCTTTCCGGAGTATATTCTCTCCGAAAATGGCGCGGTGATCAATCGCGTAAAAAGACAAAAAGCAGCCTGGTGCCGCTTTGAAATAATGAACCCAGAAAACGGACTAATTGAAAACGTTTATGTTTCTGAGAAATTCGGAAAAGGCGGCTCAGTGGATGCCACCTCCGAATTTGTCGAAGTAATACCATTGATAGACTCGTACTGGTCGGCCGAGGAAGTGAGAACATACTGCAAGGAAAACAAAATCACCAAATTTATCCTACCGGTATTCTATCCATTATTAGACGAGGCCTATTATCCAGAAAGCGAATGGCACGCGATTTTAAAAAGTGGCTGGTTAGACGTGGCGAACTCTGTTCCTGCATTAAAAAAGGCTTTGTTTGCGAACCAAATGACAATTAAGTTTTTAATTGAAATTGACGAGCAATACTACAAAAACGTATATGCAGAGGAATGGCTTAAAATGAAAGCCGAGGCCAGAAAGGAAATTAGGACCGCTTTAGTGGACTCTATCAATTCGGGCCTAATGGGTAACGATAAAGCCGGAAAGTCTATCCAGTCCATGATGTACACCGATACCACAGGAAAACAAGTCTCTGCGATTAAAATCACAGCCATTGATGACAAACTAAAAGACGGTTCCTACCTACCGGAAGCGGAGGCGGCCAACTCTGAGGTCCTTTTCGCTTTGGGAGTTGATCCTTCGCTTATTGGCGCAGGAATACCCGGCGGAAAGTTGGGCGCCGGTTCGGGTTCCGACAAACGCGAAGCATTCACCATTTTGTCAGCATTGTACAAAACCAACCGCGAAACCACTTTGGAAATTTTCAATTTCACTCAGGAATTTAACGGCTGGGACCCAACAATCAACGGAGCCTTTGAAAACACAATTTTAACCACTTTGGACGCAAACCCAACAGGAACCAAAACCGTAATGTCATGATATTAGAAACCACAGCAGAATTAAAGAAATACATTTCGATTGCTCAGTCTTTTGTTTTTCCAGACTTTGAGCCTTATATCACAAAAGCGGTCAACACTTTTACGCGTAAATACGTTGGAAACCTTCACGCGCAATTGGCCGAGCTTTCAGTTGGTGAAAATGCCGCAGTAGAAAACGAGGCGCGGGAACATTTGCAGAACGCAATTGCAAACTTTGGATATTTCCTTTATTTGCCGTTCGCATCTGTAATGATGGACAGCTCCGGTATTACAGTGGTATCCTCCGAAAACCGCAAAGCCGCTGATTGGGGCCAAATAAAAGACATACGCCGCGAATTATTACGATCAGGACACGAGGCAATGGATTTGCTCCTCGAAGTGTTGGAAAACAACCCTGCTGTTTTTACGGCATGGACCGCTGATTTTGGAACGGTCAACAATGAACTTTTTATCCATAACACCAAAACCTTTGACGATTGTTACGGAATATCAAACTCTCGACAGACTTTCCTTGCTTTACAGCCTACTATTCGCCAGGTGGAGGACCAATACCTTCACACCATGCTCTGCCCTGAGTTGGTTTCGGCCTTAAAAACGGAAGTTACCGGGACATTAAAAGCGGTAAAAATTGCCATGCAAAAAGCAATCGTTGCTTTTACTGTTGCCAAAGTTGCTGCAGTTGGCCTTTTCTCTCTTGACGAAAATGGTTTGAGAGTAAATTTCGAGACCTTGGTGGACGGCCGCAAAGACCCCTCCTCGATTCAAAACACGGAACAAACGCGAAACCTGGTCAAAGAACAAATCAACAACGGCACCCAATATTTGACTCTCGCGAAACAATTTATTGAGGACAATCCTGCAGACTTTACTCAGTGCGAAAATCCGCTTTTGAAGTCCACAACAACCGGCTCCGGATTTGTTCCTTACGACACCACCGGAAT